CTACCATTTAATCAGCTTGCTCGAAGCCAGTATAAGACCCAATACAAACAGTCCCAACATAAACATTCGTATCATTGCGGCCGTATCGTCCCATATGGAAAAATCTACTTCTAATTCAGTATTGAACAAGACCTCCGGAAGTTGGAGGGATATCTTCGGGGTCTGCCGCGGCGCTTTCAAGCTATCGAACATATTCAGCATATCCCACGGTAAGCTGAACGGGAACAGGCGAGTCAGGCCCACGAAGCCGGCAGTGAGATAATCCCATCTTATCTTACTGACTCCGGTCAGAGGCGGGTTCTGCGTCAGCTCCTGGGCTACTGTCTGAGCTATCGTTTCAGCCAATGCGTCGGCCTGTTCTTGTGTTATTGCGCCCTCCCTCAAAGCTGCCTCCACCTGTTCAAGCGCTGGCACCAAAGCGTCTAACACCTGTCCCGATACGGCGGCGCTTTCCTCCAACTGTTCACGCAGGGCTTCAAGCTCATCTAACAAACCGTTTACCACGTCGCTTGTCATGCTCTGCATATCTTGTATCATCTGCCACAGCTTGTCCCACCATTCCCAATTTGACACGGGCACTACATCATCATCTGTTTGCTCGCCCGGTAACGTGGGGTTTGCCGCGCCGGCTTCGGTCACAAGCTGTTCATATGGGATTGCGTTAACCGCGACAAGACGCAAAGCCGCCTCCTGATTAATCTGAGCTTCCGTCATTTCATCAAGTACAGGCGGCACATACGGAGGATATGTAATAGTCTTAGGTTTGACGTTTTCCAATGCGGGAATTGATGGCGCTCGATACACGGGAACGGAAGGAACAAGCTTATAATTGTCACCCGCATTAGAAAGAATAAGACTTATACGAGGTAAAGGATTTGAACTTGTACCCGGCCTTACCGTACCAATCCCAATACCATTCGACGTTAAAATCAAAACGCCCTGGTCAGGAGATGTCCAATTCATTGTTTTTCGTACACCGTCGACATAATAAGTAAAAGACGAACCAAGCTCCAAACTCCTATACGATACAACATACGTCCAAGAATAAGCATGCCATTGGTAATCAGTCACAACACCAGCAGACATTACTAATTGTTTAAGCGTTATGCCACCTGTAACACCTATATTTTCATTATTCATTGCAACAGGTGAAACCGATTCAAACGCAGCCCGAACCTCTTCTAAATCTTCTTCATCAAAATCAAACTCAGCCGCGCCCGTTTCAGCGCGAGCCATAGCGGCGGCCCATATTTTTTCCTGGGTTCTCGTAGTAAGCGCATTATACAACATAAAATCAAGGTTTATTGTTGACTGTATATCTTCATCGGTAGGCACCCATATATCAGTAACATTACCAGTATAATATTTTGTGCGTGTGGCGGCATACCTCACCCCTTTTACTATTTCGGCAAGAGCCACCGCGCCGAGGACACCTATTCCAGCGGCGGCGGCTACTTTCACAATCCCGACACCTACAGGAATAAGAACAAGCGGCACAACCGCCTCGGCTTTGGGCGTGAAACCGGGCGCCATGCACACAAGCAGCGCCAACGCCGTCAACAAGCACAAAACGCGACCCAGAAACGCACGTTTCTCTTTCTTCATTTGATATGCCTCCATTCTTACGCTCGAAGGGGAGATACATCTCCCCTTCTTGTTCTGTTCGGATTAACCACGAATCTTCTTAATCCACGTAATGCCGAAACGGATTCCTATAATCGCGCCGACTACTATGATAATCGCGGGGACAACGATTGCGAGAACGGAAAATAGGTCACCTTGAACTTTCGTTACGCCGTCACTCATTATTGAGCTGATGTCTATGGACGGCTCGGATGCCGCAGCCGCGACTGCCAGTGTCACGACAACCAGCGCGGCCAACGCTAAAGATATTGCGCGCTTTCTCATAAGTAAAACCTCCTATGTAAGTTATCTAACCGAAGAGCGCAACAGATTAATTACCTGTCGTATCCCCCACGCCAACAGCCATACCAAAAGCCCGGCGCCGAACCCGTATACTATTGACTCAAAAAATACGCCAATCATCATCTATCAAGCCCCTTGATTACTATTACCGCGAGCATTACACCCGCCATGAATCCCAATGCCATGAAAAAATCCGGGAACACGGCTGAAATTTCCACCGCCTCCGCCGCAATCGACGTCATTGTTCCCGTCATTTCAGCACCTCTACACGCTCCACTTTGCCATACCGGTTAAAGTATATCTCCACTTTGCAATTAGGACGGAAGCCTTCCGGCATTTGTACCCTTTGCGCGAAGAAAAAATTATCTGCTTCCATGCCTTCCACCTTCTCCGCTTGATACGCCACATATACCTTTGTCCCGCTTATCACTTCTCCGCTGTCCTGCGAGGTGAACTTATGCGGTCTGTATCCCAATACCGTTACAGTCATCTCCCTACTCCCTCCTTCCCTAAGAAATATTTTGACCGACAATGACAGGCATATTTTGCCATGCATTATATGTCTATATAATACAATAACATATCATGCAATGCATGTCAATAACCTATTTACGCGGACAATAACATTCGCTATAATGGTTAAGAGGTGATAAAATGAACGAGGTAAAAGCAAAGACGACTACTCAAGTTACAATCCGCTTGACTGATGAATTCCGCGCAAGAATCAAAGCGGAAGCTGAGAGCCAATGCCGCACAGAATCTAACATGATAAAAGCTATACTTGAAGACTACTTCAACACAATCGACCGAGCAAAAAAAATAGCTGAACGCAGATAAGCGCCGCCACCCTACTATAGGTGGCGGCGTTCTACTTTTCGGGGACTTCGTTCCCCGTACCCCTGTACACGGGGCGGGACACTATCGCGTCCCCCCTCGACCCCCCCGGGCCGAGCACGGCTCGGACTTGTCATTAAGGAATGATTATGTGAAACGGCAGCCGGATCGGGCACACGGTGCGGCTGCTTATAAAAACAAACCGTCAAGCCTTTGCGGCTCAACGGTTTGCCAATTCACATTTTCGCGGAGACTGGACAAAGATGAAATTTTTGTCCAGTTTTACGCGGCGGCTTAGCCGCCTCCCGCAAGCTCCTGTAAAACTGTCCGCTCCACTTCGTTACGCGACAAAATTTTGCATTTTGTCCAATTTCCGCGGAATCATACATCACGCTGCCGGTGCTTTGCTTTCAGCTGTTCATACTTGGGGTTCTTATGAGTACCGCGGTTTTTAAGAGCGTCCATGAAAGCGGATTCACCCTTAATGTCTATGTAGGTGCTGATGGCGTTTCCGGCTTGCTTGAACACGAAGTTTTCAAGGTCGTACAGATTGTACTCCGTACCGGGACGCTGGAACAGCCGCACACGCTGAGCCGTGCCAATGAAGCGTTTCCAATACGTTGTCATTGGCCAGCGGTCGCGGTCGGCGTCAGTTTTACTGGGTTTGACGTAACGGAGATAGTTTTTCAGTATGCCGAGGAACGTTTCGCCAACAGAAGCTTCGCCACCGGCGACGAAACGGCGCGCGAAGGCTTCGGCGCGCTCATCGCGGAGCTGAAGCTCGACGCGAGTCCAATGCGAGCCGTCAGTTAACCCACGCTCGGCGGCTTTGTCGTAGATACGAATCATTAAGTCGGAGCCTTTGCGGCCGAAATAAATTGTTATTCCTTTTGAGCCGTAATTTATTTCAAAACAATCATGCTTGGAAACGAAGTTATTTTTGTATGTATCCCAAAACAGCCTGTCCATATCCAACAGGCCGTCGTGGTCGTCAAAGGCGATGTCAATACGCGTAATATTCATTTGGGAGCCATGATACAGAATATCTTCAAGCAGCTTGTGCCAATCGCCGTGACCGTAGGTTTCAAACACGCGGCAGCCTTGACCGGTCATTTCACACCAGACGCCCATATCATCGCGTCCGTTATAGTGAATGGCTACACAGTCATAATAGAGCCTGTCACGGTATCCGCAAGCGCCTTTTATCGTTTGCCAAGCGACACCCTGAAAGCCTAAATTTTCTATGATGTTTTCGGGGCTGTGTATTTTGCTTGTAAAGGACAAATAATCCAGTAAATAGAAGGATTTTTCTTCAGTCAACCCCATCACTCCTTGCGGTTAGTACCCCCCTGTTAGCGGGGGGGGGTACAAGGGTTTCCAACCCTCAAAATTTGTCACTCCCCTGCTATGCCCGTTCCGCCGTATGTAAAGGCTTCGGCCTTGTCACAAAACGCTCGCGTCTGCGCTGCGCGGGTCCCCGCCGCAAGCGGCGTCCACCCCGCGCAGCTGCCACGTCAGCCCATCGGGCGGCTCAAGCAGCTGCGCGTGCTCGGGCAGTATTCCCCGCTCCGGTTCCGTCAGCTTTAACAGCCGTTCAAACTCCGCCATATCGATTATCTCGTATGTATCGTACATCTTCGCATATCTGGGTTTGAACATGTACAACCGCCGTATCAATCGGTTCCTATCAGGCATGGCTTTCCATTGACCGACACTCATAAATATTTCAATCGGGGATACGGAAATCAATAAGAAGATAAGACCCAAGACAATACTCTTTGTAGGGTAATTGGACATCTTCCAGTGCGTGTACTCTATCTCCACCTTATCACGGATATCTCTTACAAGCCCCGTCCTTATGCTCTGGGTTACCATCATAAAGTCAAAGCGGAGCTTCCTGTGCTGTGAGAAGAACCACAGCCACGGTTGAGCCTGTTTTTTCGTCATAAACGTATCGGAGAATTTCAATTGACATTCATCAATGATAACAACCGTTTGCAGCTCCCTGCCCGTTTTCTCCAAGTCGTGATGTGTCACGGCGAAGCGTACCAAGTATTCAGGCGTTATATCATCGTTTTTCATGTTGAACATACGATGTTTATACTTCCTGAACTGCGGCGGCAGCTCAACATTTATGTTGCACAGTACACGGCGGCCGGTCCTCAGCATAAAAAGTATCTGACGCATAATATCAAGCGTCTTGCCCGCTCCGGGCGTTCCCGTATACGCGATTATCATTGAATCGCGTTCACGGTACGCAGATACACGGTAGCGGCGTACCACACACCTATGACTATTCCCCATACCTCAAGCACAACAATCATATCCGCTATCGGGATAAACCAATTGAGGATTTTGAGAAAGCCACCGAAACCCGTTTTGGCATTCTCCAAGTAATTCACAAAGTCGCTGAACGGACAGAAGCTCGGCAGTATACCGTCCATGCTGTTTACCTCCTACCATTTAATAAAGCTCGATGTTGACTTGGCAAGCCCTATCACGAACATGAGCAGAATCATCAGACGTACAAACGGCATTATAGGCTCAAGGAACGATAAATCAAACGTTATTATTTCCGTTTGCTTGCCGGACGCCGCCGCCAGCTCCGAAGGCAACGCAAGCGGTATTTCCCACCGGGGCGCTGCCGGCGTTTCACGCAACCCTTTTACCATATTGACCACGTCAAACGGTATACAGAACGGGAACAAATGAAAATGCGCGGGCGGGTTCTGCGTTTGCGGCGGATTCTGCTGCGTCAGCTCCTGGGCTACTGTCTGAGCTATCGTTTCAGCCAATGCGTCGGCCTGTTCCTGTGTTATTGCGCCCTCCCTCAAAGCTTCCTCCACCTGTTCAAGCGCTGGCACCAAAGCGTCTAAAGCTTGTCCCGATACGGCGGCGCTTTCTTCCAACTGTTCACGCAGGGCTTCAAGCTCGTCTAACAAACCGTTTACCACGTCGCTGGTCATGCTCTGCATTTCCTGTATCATCTGCCACAGCTTGTCCCACCATTCCCAATTTGACACGGGCACTACATCATCGTCTGTTTGCTCACCCGGTAACGTGGGATTTAGTGCGCCGGCTTCGGTCACTATATCCACCCACGGAGTATTATTCACTGCCGCTATTGTATTTTCCATTGTTTTCTCAGGCGTTGCGGAAGATGGGACGGTTGGAAATGTTACGCGCGTATCAGGATATGTAGGGCACGGAATAACGGGCGTTTGGTAAAGCTCAGGAAGAACAATATAATCATTTGGAGACATTTGTTTTTTATTAGGAATACGTTTTTCACCCGAAATCCAATCACTTAAATAACAATAACCGGGATAGGCTTGTTCACCATATAAAACAATAGTTGAAGCTGGGTCTTGATTGCCATAAACATTCTTTTGCACACTTCCATTAGGAAGTATACTATAATATGTTACAGAACCGCCAAAAAAAACAACAGCCATTGAAACTCGCATGTTTGTGTACAGTGTCAGCATTTCATACTCTGAACGATTAGCCTTAAAATATTCCAACATAGTAACACCGCCCGTTTTTGCGATATTATTTCCCGCAACCTCGGATTGCTCTACTACCGGATTTATTGCTTCAAACGCATTCCTAAAAGTATTAACCAGAGCGTTATCAAACACAACACTTTTCGCGCCGTTAACAAGCTCCAGAGCCTTATCTATGATAGAGGATACGCCGTCAACACCTGTTGCCATCACAGTATACATTGATTGCATAATGAATCCGTCAGATTGCGGCACCCATACGCCGCCAGTCGTAACTCCGGGAGCCGCTACATATTCTATACCAGCCGCTTTCATCAAACCAACATACGCAAGACCTACACCCGCACCAAGCGCAACCACGCCCGCCGCTTCCGCTCCCACTGTTGCCGCCGCTCCCAATGCCGCCGCCGCGCTTGCCCCTCCATTCTGCACCATTGTTTTAGCCTGTTCTACTGCCTGTTGTATATGTTCCGATAACTCGGGATATCGCGCTGTTATCTGGTTTATAATATTGGCGTAATCTCCCGGCAAGAT